CGAAGAGGGTGTCGAGCACGCAGCTACTTCTGACATGACTATTCAGCAAGTGTGGGACGGCTTCTCTGACGTGGAGAAGAATGTCGTTCAGTTCATGATTGGTGCTGCGCTGGACCAGGCTGGAGCAAATGGCAGCATGGCTCAGTCCGACACCGATGACTCTGCCACGGAGTCGACCGACTCTACTGATTCTGATGAAACCGACACCGCGGACGAGGGAAACCTCACCCACCAGGAAGGAACACCAGTGGCTCGAAATGTCTTCGACCAGACCACCGGCACTAGCGCTACGGGTTCTTCCGGTGGTGAGTCGACTCCGACGATCTCGCACAGTGACATGCAGGGTATTCTCAAGGACGTGCAGCGTCTCGGTTCTTTCCGCGAGGCGGTTGAGAACTATGCGTTGAAGCACAACATCACCGACATCGATCTGCTGTTCCCGGATGCTCAGCTGCTCAATGACACCCCGGAGTTCAACAAGCGTCGGACCGAGTGGGTTGCCAATGTTCTGAGCAACACCAAGCACAGCCCGTTCTCGCGCGTGAAGACGATCACCGCGGATATCACCCAGGACGAGGCCCGGGCCAAGGGCTACATCAAGGGCACCTTGAAGAAGGAGGAGTGGTTCGGTCTTACCCGTCGTACCACCAGCCCGACCACCGTGTACAAGAAGCAGTCTCTGGACCGTGACGATGTTCTGGACATCACCGAGCTTAACGCAGTTGCGTGGCTCAAGGGTGAGATGCGTATCATGCTGGACGAAGAGGTCGCCCGCGCGATTCTCATTGGTGACGGTCGTGACGTGTCTGACGAGGACAAGGTCAAGGACCCGGGTGGCGCAGCAGATGGTGTGGGTATTCGTTCGATCATGAACGACCACGAGCTGTTCGTGACTCGTATCAGCGTCAACATCGACGACGCTTCATCGTCTATGGATGAGGCTGTCGATGCCGTTATGAACGGCATGGAGTACTACAAGGGTACCGGTACTCCGACGTTCTACACCACGATTCGTGTGCTGAACCGTTTCCTTCAGGCTCGGGACACCACGAACCGTCGTCTCTACGACAGCAAGGCCGCTCTGGCGACTGCGCTGGGTGTTGCGGACATCGTGACCGTTGAGGTTATGAACAACGAGGCCGACCTGCTCGGCATCATCGTGAATCTGGCTGACTACAACGTTGGTACGGATCGTGGTGGCGAGGTCAGCATGTTCGATGACTTCGACATCGACTACAACAAGAACAAGTACCTGATCGAGACGCGTCTTTCTGGCGCCCTCACCAAGATCAAGTCTGCTGTGGTGGTTATGAAGACGGCCAGCACCGATGTGCTGCTTTCCGCGCCGACTGCTCCGACTTTCAACTCCACCACTGGTGTTGTGACGATCCCGACCGTGTCTAACGTGACGTACAAGAACGCTGACACCGACGCGACCCTGTCGCCTGGTGCGCAGCCTGCACTCGACACGGGTGAGACGCTGAACGTGGTTGCTGAGGCTGCGTCTGGCTACTTCTTCGCTACTAGTGCTTCGGCGTACTGGTCCTTCACCAAGCACGTGTGATAGGTAGGTAATACAATGGCAAAGTTTTATGGTGTCATTGGATTTGCGTCGGATTCTGTGGAAACGTCTCCCGGAGTTTGGAAAGAGACTGCTGTCGAACGACCATATTATGGTGATGTAGTTCGTAATGCAAGAAGGCTTCGGGAAGCCGAGAAGGTTAACGATGATATTTCCGTCGAGAACTCCATCAGTGTCGTCGCGGATGCCTATGCCAACGAGAAATTCTTTGCCATTAGGTATGTCGATTGGATGGGGACTCTGTGGAAAGTCGATAAGGTTGACGTGCAGAGTCCCCGTCTGGTCTTGAGATTGGGAGGTGTCTACCATGGGGTCACGGCTTGATTTGCAAGCAGTTCTTGTAGACATCTTGGGCAGTAGTAATGTATATTTTCAGCCTCCATCGAATTTACAGATGTCTTATCCATGTATTGTCTATAAGCGCGATGATATTGACACGGATCATGCTGACAATGCGCCCTATTATTCGATGCATAGATATTTGGTGACGTCTATTGATGAGGATCCAGACAGCATCACTTATAAGAAAATTGCTGCCCTCCCAAGATCTGCCTATCTCAGAAACTTTGTGACGGATAATTTGAACCACGATGTCTTGACGTTGTATTTCTAAGGAGAACACGTGACTGCCCTTCAGTGGGACCTGACTGGAGCGCGCCTGTATGAGACGGGTGTGGACCACGGGGTCCTTTACAAGCAGGATGTGTCGGGTGATTACACCACGGGTTTCGCTTGGAACGGTCTGACCACCGTCACCGAGTCTCCGACCGGTGCTGAGGCTACCCCGACGTATGCCGACAACATTCAGTACCTGAATCTGATCTCGCTGGAGCGGTTTGCCGCGACTGTCGAGGCTTACACCTACCCGGATGAGTTCGCCGAGTGTGATGGTTCAGCTCAGCCGCAGATTGGCGTTTACGTGGGTCAGCAGACCCGCAAGACGTTCGGTCTTTCCTACCGTACTCTCCTCGGCAATGACGTGGATGGTACGGACTTTGGGTACAAGCTTCACCTTGTGTATGGTGCGACGGCGGCTCCCTCTGAGAAGGCCTTTGCTTCGGTTAACGATTCGCCCGAAGCAATTACTTTCAGTTGGGAACTTTCGACTATTCCGGTTCCGGTCACCGACCTTAAGCCGACGGCATACATCTGCATTGACTCAACCAAGGTGAATGCCTCTGCTCTGGCCGCTCTGGAGCTGCTGCTCTACGGCACCGTTGGAGTCGACCCGCAACTGCCGCTTCCCGATGCGGTGTTGGCCCTCTTTGACGGAACGTTTACCGAGGTTACCCCGTCCGTTCCCTCTTACAACTCCACGACCGACCTCATCACCATCCCGTCGGTTACTGGTGTTGAGTACCGCATCAACGGTGTTGCGGTTACTGGCACGGTTGCCATCACCGAGAACACCATTGTCACGGCGCATCTGCTGCCTGGCTATGTGTGGGCTCCGAACATCGTGGACGAGTGGCTTATCGTCTTCGCCTGATCCTAAGAAGGGAGGCCAGAGAATGCTCAAGATACTAGTTCCGATGACAGAAGAATACTACGACGAGTCCACAAAGGAGTTTGTCGTTGAGACTTTCGAGTTGGAGCTCGAGCATTCTCTGGTTTCTCTGTCAAAATGGGAGTCAAAATTTTGTAAGCCGTTTTTGGGTTCTGATGACAAAACTGCCGAAGAAACGCTTGAGTACATAAGAGCGATGGTTTTGACTCCTGAAGTTCCAGAGGAAATTTTTTCTAGACTCTCCAACGAGAACGTTGAGACTATTAATGAGTACATAGGATCAAAACAGACGGCTACCTGGTTCAACGACAAAGCTGCGCCTAGAGGTCGTGAGATTATCACAGCTGAGATCATCTATTACTGGATGGTCAGTATGAACATTGATTGGCAAGCTCAACATTGGCATCTGAATCGTTTGTTTACTCTGGTTAAGGTGATTAGTTCAAAGAATGGTCCTCAAAAGAAGATGAGTAGGGCCGAGATAGCGCAACAACAGCGATCTTTGAATGAGCAACGTAAAGCTCAACTATGAACTTCCGGATGAGAGGGGGTACACCATGCCAAGACTGACTTGGGACGATGTCGGCACACGTTTTTACCAGGTGGGCGTTGACCGCGGAGTTCTGTACATGCCTAGCGTAGCTGGTGTTCCCTGGTCCGGGCTCATTTCGGTCGATGAAAACCCGATCGGTGGAGGAGCTCGTCCATATTACATCGATGGCGAGAAGTATCTCAATTTGTCAGCTAGAGAAGAGTTCGGTGCGACGATCACCGCATACACCTATCCTGACGAGTTCGGGGAGTGCGACGGAACTGTGACGGTTCGGTCCGGAATGCTTCTGGCGCAACAGCCTCGTACGTCCTTTGGGCTTTCGTACCGTTCTTTAGTTGGTAATGATGTCGAGGGAGCAGATCACGCCTACAAGATTCACCTTATTTATGGCGCTTTGGCTGCTCCGACAGCGTCGTCGAACAAAACGATTGACAGTTCGGTGGCTCCTTGGGTGTTTTCCTGGGATATCACAACGAAACCCGCGGCACTAACCGGGTATAAGTTGTCATCACATGTCATTCTTGATAGTAGAGATCTTCAAGCAGGTCACCTGGCGATCATTGAAGATATTCTCTATGGTAATTCAACAGATGCTGCTCGACTGCCAACGTTTGATGAATTGGTTACCATTCTCGACACCGATATTGGATTCGAAGTTGTGGATAACGGCGATGGTACTTGGACCGCAACCGGTTCTGACGCGTATATTTCCATGCTCAGTTCCAATACGTTCCAAATTTCTGTGTCCACCGCTGTTCCTATTGATGCTGACACCTACACTCTGAGCTCGCTGTAAGGAGGGAGGACCCATGGCTACAGTTACTGGCATGACTGCCGACGCGATGCTTGCTATCCAGAACGCAAGCGTTGTTGATGGTGACATCGATGGTTCTGGTCATCTTATTCTGTTCCAATACGATGGAACTCCTATCGATGCGGGCTCGATTCGTGGCTCGTTTGACGCCGCTACTGAAACAGCTGCAGGTATTGTTGAACTTGCTACCACGACCGAAGCGTCGACAGGTACAGATACAGTTCGTGCGGTTACCCCCGCGGGTTTGACGTCGTTTTTCACTGCAAATGCTGTTCCTGCGGCAAGCGATACGGTCGCTGGTAAGGTTGAACTCGCTACAAACACCGAAACCACTACAGGAACTGATGCTACTCGAGCTACTACCCCGCAGGGCGTTGCAGCAGCTATTACAGCTCGTACGGCTACGTCAACTGCTGCGGGTATTGTCGAGCTTGCTACAGATGCTGAAACGACCACGGGTACGGACACGGTTCGAGCAACTACTCCTGCAAATGTTAAAGCGGCTATTGACGCTAGAACGGCAACAACTTCTGCTGCGGGTATTGTTGAGCTTGCTACTACAGCCGAAGCTACTGCTCAGACGGATACTGTTCGTGCTGTTACTCCGGCGGGTTTGGCGGATCGAGCTCTACTTGCTTCTCCGACGTTTACCGGAACAGTTACGACCGACAAGTTAGTTGTTGGCGGATCGATCGTAAATACTGCGGATACGTTGACCGACGCCGCAACGATTGCCGTTGATGCTGCTCTTGGCAATACGTTTACGGTTACTCTAGGCGGTAACCGTACGTTGGGTAATCCGACCAATGCTACAAACGGTCAGAGGCTTCTGTTCCGTATTCGGCAAGACGCTACCGGCTCGAGAACCCTTGCCTTGGATACGAAGTACCGTTTTGGAACTGATATCACATCAATCACGTTGACAACTACGGCAGCCAAGACAGATTATCTCGGCGTTATTTACCATTCAGGCGATGACAAGTTTGATGTGATTGCGTTTGTTAAGGGGTACTGATGACTATTACAACAGCCGTCAGAACCGGAGCAACTAACAACGGCGCAAGCGCATCTACGACAGTGGCTTGTACACTGACCGGTTTGACAGCAGGAAACTTTGTCGTTGTGGGTGTTGGCTGGGTTGACACGGCTGGTTCTACGAACGTATCTAGTGTTACAGATAGTGCCGGTAATACATACACAGCTTTGACTTCCAAACAACGGAACAGCACTCAGCAATATTCGGTGCAATTATATGGTAAAGCTGGTGTGGCTGGCTCGGGTAGTACTGTAACAGTCACTGCAACCATTAGCGCAAGTGTTTCGTTTAGTGATATTAAGGTTGAAGAATTATCGAGTACTCTTGGGTCGTGGTCTGGGCTTACTGGTTTGGATAGTGCTCTTGTTGGTGGTACTGGTAACAGTACTGCGTTGGCAACATCGACCGGTACGCCTTTCCGTAACAACTGTGCTCTGGTTACTTATGGTGGCGCTAATTCCGGAACGATTACGGCAGGCACCGGTTTTACATTGAGAACCACCGGTGCTAACGGATTGGGTTTGGCTGATCTAGTTCAAACCACTGCCGCGTCAAAGGCTGGTTTGCTGACTACTTCGGTATCAAGTCAGTGGACTATTACAGCTGCATTCATCTCAGAACCGGTTGCAAATTACGGTTCCGTTTCCAACACTACTGGTAATTTCTCTGGTAGTGGTGGTACTGCTACTGTTCCTGTTCCATCGGGCATACAAGCAAATGATATTTTGGTCATCTTCTTGTATCGAGAGATGAACGGACAAACAGTAACTTGTACCGGGTTCAGTAAGCCGTCTAATGGGGCTTCTGGTTTTGACGAAGTAGCCGCTTCTAATCATTCGCTTTATATTGGTTGGAAACGAGCAACGGGTAGCGAATCAGGTAGTTTTACCATTAACCATGACACCAACAATCAGTGGGACCAGCCTGTTTGTATTCGTATTTCTGGTTGTATTACATCTGGTAACCCATTCGATGTTATTAGTTCTTCCGCGTCTGGTACCAACGTTCAAACCACCCCCGTACAAGCGGTAACTCCTACTGTTGAAAACGAGTTGTTGCTTTTCTGTGGTACAAGCTTCAACGCAGGCAGTTGGACGCCATCTGGCGTTACCGAAAGGTTTGACAATGGAGACGCGATAACTCTGGGAACGCTTCAAGTTGGTACTGCTGCGGCTTCAGGAAACAAGTCGGCAACCACTACCGGGGCAGCAACTCGCATGATTGGTTGGCTTGCCGGCATGAAGTCTATCGCTGCGGCTGGCGCATCGTTTGACATGAAGAAAGCATCACAGTTCTTGGAATTCTTCTAAGATGTTTGGGGGAGTCGATGATATCTGTTTCGCTTGGCGGCTCCTTCAAAAACACGGAGGCGTTTCTCAAGTCCATGAGCAAGCTCGATTTTAGGGCGATGCTTGAGCGATACGGTCAGGCTGGCGCAGCTGCCCTTGCGAGTGCGACACCGAAAGACACAGGAAGAGCCGCCACGTCATGGGGATTTGAAGTGGTTCAGAAGGGGTCTAGTTATATTCTCTATTGGACAAATTCTGACACGGAGAATGGATTTCCTGTGGCTATTATGTTGCAATACGGTCACGGAACTGGTACTGGCGGATACGTGCAGGGTCGGGATTACATCAATCCCGCCCTCCGTCCCGTAATGGATATGATTGTTGCCGAGGGTTGGAAGGTGGTGACCTCCGCATGAGTAGCGTTGATGATCGCATTGTTAATATGCAGTTCAATAACCAACAGTTCGAGTCTGGCGTTAAGCAGACCATGGGCTCGTTGGATGCCTTGAACAAGGGCCTACAACTTACGGGGGCCACCAAAGGTCTGCAAGATGTTTCTGCCGCGGCAAACAATCTGAAGCTTGGACATATTTCAGAGGCTGTAGACGATATTGCCAACAGATTCAAGGCATTGTCGGTTGTTGCTATTACGGCCTTGGCAAACATCACCACGCAAGCTCTACACGCTGGTGAAAGTTTGGTCAAGTCTCTCACGATCGATCCCATCAAGGCCGGTTTGCAAGAGTACGAGACCAACCTAAATGCAATTCAGACGATTCTTGCTAACACACAAGCAGCAGGCACAAATCTCAATCAAGTCAACGCAGCTCTTGATGAGCTTAACCATTATGCTGACTTGACGATTTATAACTTTGCCGAAATGGCTCGCAACATTGGTACGTTCACCGCGGCAGGTGTGGCACTTGGGCCAGCAGTATCTGCTATCAAGGGTATTGCAAACCTTGCTGCGTTGTCTGGTTCGAACGCGCAGCAAGCGTCGACGGCTATGTACCAGCTCTCTCAGGCGATTGCCACTGGCACCGTAAAGTTGATTGACTGGAACTCGGTTGTCAACGCTGGTATGGGTGGCGCGGTATTCCAGCGATCTTTGGCTCGGACTGCCGTCACGATGGGCCAGTTGGACGAGAATGCTGTCAAGTTCTCGGGCAAGATGAAGACCGTTACCATCAACGGCGAGTCCTTTAGGGATAGTCTTCACAAGGGTTGGCTCACGTCTAAGGTTCTAACTGAGACTTTGGCTCAGCTTACCGGAGACATGACCGACGCAGACCTTGCTGCTCAGGGCTTCTCTAAGACTCAGATCGCTGCTATTCAAAAACAGGCTGAGGCAGCGAAGTTGGCTGCGACTCAGGTCAAGACTTTGTCGCAGTTGCTTAGCGTTCTGCAGGAGTCAGCTGGTTCGGGGTGGGCTCAGACTTGGCAGCTTATATTTGGAGATTTTGACCAGGCTAGAACTCTGTTTACTAATGTAAACGATGTTCTCGGTGGATTCATAAGTGCTTCGGCTGACGCGCGCAACAAGGTTCTTAGCGATTGGAATAAGCTAGGCGGACGCACGGTCATAATTCAAGCGATCAGTGACGCATTCAGAGCACTGATTTCTGTAATTAAGCCTATTAGAGATGCGTTTCGACAGATATTTCCGCCCACCACAGGTAAGCAACTATATGAGATATCCGTGGCAATTGGAAACTTTGCCAGAGGATTGACTTTATCTGCCGTAACCGCAGAAAATCTCCGGAGGACATTTGCTGGAGTCTTTGCGGTTATCAGCATTGTTTGGAACGTAGTCAAAGAAGCAGTAAAGACCTTCTTTGATTTGTTTAGCTTGCTCACCAAGGGGTCAAGCAGCATTCTTGAAGTGACCGGCGGCTTTGGCGATATGCTGGTCAATCTCAAGAAGTTTCTTGTGGATGGTGGGAAGATTCATGACTTCTTCCAAGGTCTTGAACGAATAATCGCTGCTCCCATCATTGCGATTAAGTCGTTTATTAGCTTTATCGCAGACGCAGCCAAGGGCGTCAAGACAGACGCCACCCCTGCTGTTGAGGGTTTGAAGAAAGCGATAACGCCGCTCGAGGACATTGGCAAGAGACTTCAATCTATCTGGCAGGGTCTGACAAACATCTTCCATGCGGTTATTGGTGCGTTGGCACCTATTGGAAACGCCATTAAGAATTTCGTGCTTGACGTGTTCAAGAAGATCGAGGATAGTTTCGGTCATCTTGATTACAGCAATATTCTTGATGGAGTAAACACAGGCCTTCTTGCTGGGCTAGTAGCCCTGTTTGCCAATTTCTTGCGAGGCGGCGTTCTAAAGGCCCTTGTCGGTCGTAACATATTTAGCAATATTAAGCAGATCTTCCAAGACTTGACAAGTACTCTGAAAGCAATGCAGCTTCAGATCAAGGCTAAGGCGCTTATCACCATCGCAGGAGCTGTCGCTATCTTGACTGCATCCGTGGTGGCATTGTCTTTGATCGATTCTAAGAAGCTCGCGTCTGCTCTTGCCGGCTTGACTGTTATGTTCACGCAGCTGGCCGCTTCAATGGCCATTATCGAGAAACTTGGCGATTCTAAGGGCTTCTACAAGATGCCCTTCATCACCGGATCACTTATTCTGCTAGCAGCAGCTGTAGACGTGCTCGCTATCGCTGTGTCGAAGATGGCTAAGCTTAATTGGAACGAGCTTTCTCGAGGTTTGGTTGGCGTAACTGTTGTTCTCGGTGGATTGATCGCTGCTGTCAACTTTATGCCACCGCAAGCCAAGCTACTCAGCTCAAGTCTAGGCATGATTGCTATGGCTGGAGCGGTAAAGCTTCTGGCTAGTGCTGTAAGCGATTTCTCGGGCATGAGTTGGTCCGAGATGATTAAGGGCCTAGCGGGCGTTGGTCTGGCTTTGGGCGCTATGGTTCTGGTAACCAAGGCTCTTGCCACCGACAAGGGCGGTTTGCTGCTTGATGCTATTGAGTTCTTGCTTCTTGCGTCTGCAGTAAAGATCCTTGCAAAAGCTGTTGGTGAGTTTGCTAAGTTGAACTGGGGCGACGTAGCTCGAGGTCTTACTGCTCTCGCCGGTTCTATGGCTATTCTTGTGGTAGCGCTAGATGCTCTTCCGCCAACTTCAGTGCTTGGTGCGGCAGGGATACTTGTCGTTGCGCTTGGTCTTGTCGATGTTGCCAAGGCTCTTTCGCAGATGGGTCAAATGAGTTGGGGTGCCATAGGTAAGGCGATGGTTTCGCTTCTTGGAGCCTTGACTCTTATTTCTGCAGCTCTTATTGTGATCCCTCCATACGCTCCATTGGCGGCTGCGAGTATCTATGTTACTGCTTTGGCGCTGCTGAAGGTTTCCGACGTTCTTAACCAGATGGGTTCTCTTAGTTGGAGTGCCATTGGTAAGGCAATGGTGGCGCTGGGTGGTTCTCTGACTATCATTGCTCTTGCGTTGACGGCAATGGTTGGAGCTCTTCCTGGAGCAGCAGCTTTGATCGTCATTGCTGGTGCTTTGGCTATATTCACACCTGTACTAGCTGCTCTGGGAGCTATGTCCTGGGGTGATGTTGGTAAGGGTCTTCTTATTCTGGCCTCAGCTTTGACTGTTCTGGGCGTGGCTGGCTTGCTTCTCGGGCCGGTTGTTCCTGTGTTGTTGGGCCTTGGTGTTGCCATTGGCCTTCTAGGTATAGCTATGGTGGCAGCTGGCGTAGGCGTGTTGGCCTTTGCTACAGGACTTGCTATCGTGGCCAAGCTTGGCGCCGCGTCTGCAGACAACATCAAGAACATTGTGACGACGTTACTTGGTCTTCTTCCCCTCATGGCGCAGAAGCTCGGCGAGGCGGTGATCGCCTTTGCCGATATTATCGCTAAGGGCGGACCGGCCATCCTGAATGCCATCACGACTGTTCTCTTGTCGTTGATGTCTGCGATTGACAAGACGTCTCCACAAATCATCAACACGCTGTCTAATCTGATGCTTCGTATGTTGACCAAGATGGTCGACTACGTGCCAAAGATGACGGATGCGGGCCTGAAGATTCTAATTGGGTTCTTGAATGGCATTGCCAATAACATTCAAGGTGTAGTTACGGCTGCTACGAATGTTGCTACTCGATTTATCAAGGGTGTGTCGGATAATATTCCGCGATTCATTGAGTCTGGCGTGCAGCTTATATTGTCATTCATTCGCGGTCTTACCAAGGCGATGAATGACCATTCGTCGGAGCTTGGTAAAGCTGGTGGAGATCTCGCTGTTGCGATTATCCGTGGTATGGCTAATGGTCTTCGTTCCGGAGTTGGTACGATTGTCAACGAGGCTCGGAACGTAGCCAGTAGTGCTTTGCATGCGGCCATGTCTATTCTAGGAATTAGCTCCCCTTCTAAGGAATTTGAAAAGGTTGGGCGATTCTCGGCCGAAGGTATGGCAATGGGTCTCCACAAGTATTCTGATGTGGTTGAGATTTCTGCTAGAACTGTTGCGCAGAGTGCTCTTGACGTTGTCAGGGAAACACTGGTCGGTATGTCCACCACTCTTGGTGATCATGTGGAACTTGCTCCGACCATTACGCCTGTGCTCGATCTTACTAAGGTAAAACAGAGTGCCGGTACTCTTGGGCGGATCATGACGGCGTCTCCGCTTTCGCTTGCTAGCACATTTAGCTCGGCAACAGCTGCTGCAGCAACAGTTTCGGCTAACAGCACGACCACAACAGGCGCTCCGGCTGATGGCGGCTCGCTTATTTCCTACACGCAGAACAACTACTCGCCCAAGTCTCTTTCGACTGCAGAAATCTATCGGAACACGAAGAACCAGTTGTCGACAACGAAGGAGGCGGTTGCCAGTGCTAACAACAGTCGAAGCGCGTAACGCCGCCGGCACTCTTCTGAGTCTGGATCTGGACGACGTGTCTGATGGGTTTGTATTGCAGAATGTTAAGGGTTTGGATCCAGTTCACGCGACTCTTATTTCCTCTGACTACGCGCAGCAAGATGGTGGGCAGTTTCACTCGGCAAGAAGAGACACAAGGAACATCATACTGACAATTGGCTTAGAGCCGGTTGACTGGTTGACAACCTCAGTGAAGAGTTTGCGGACCAATCTGTATGCTTTCTTTATGCCGAAGAGTCAGGTTGAACTACGATTTGTTGATTCTGGCGGTTTGACTGTGACGATTACGGGGAGGGTGGAGTCTTTCGAGACTCCGCTCTTCGCTCCCGAATCAATTGTGACGGTTTCGCTTATTTGCTATGACCCCGACTTTCAAAAGCTTACCAGCGAAACAATATCTGGTAGCACCGTGTCTGACACCACAGAAACTCTTGTTTCTTACGACGGCACGGTTGAGACGGGAATTATATTTACATTGAATGTTGATAGGACGGAAGATGCCTTCACGATCTATCACCGAGCTCCAGACGGACAAATCGTCTCGATGGATTTTGCTGGATCGCTTCTGGCTGATGACGTCGTTACGATTAACACGATTACAGGGACTAAGGGTGCCACCCTCACAAGGGCGTCTGTAAATAGTTCCGTCCTCTATGGCGTTTCGGCGCAATCTACGTGGATTGAG